TTTATTAACTAGAAAAGTTTGCGTATTTAATCATAATTTAGCGAAATTTGCTAGTCAGATGAGATTATCTTCTAAAAACAATGGCCCTAAATTTTTCTGTGGAATCGCAAATTTTTCAGGATAAATCACATTGACTAAATACAGGCCTTCAGGTTTCGCTGTTGGCGCGGCCAATTTACGATCTTTTTGTTCTAACAACCATTTCATCCACTCAACGGGTTGATTGCCTGCACCGACTTCAATTAAGCTTCCTACAATGTTACGCACCATGTGATGCACAAAGGCATTAGCTTGAATATCCACAATAATGTACTGCCCTTTTCGCACGACATTTAAATGGTGCACATTTCGCCAAGGGGTATTCGACTGACATTGTGCCGCACGGAAAGAGGAAAAATCATTTTCGCCCAATAAAAACTGCCCCGCTTGGTGCATTTTCTTTTCGTCTAACTCTAAATGGCAATGAGTAATCCCTTCCGGCAAAATGGCTGAACGTAATTTATTGCAATACAATATATAACGATAACGACGCGCGGTTGCCGAAAAACGGGCGTGAAATTCATCATCCACCACCTTTGCCCAGCTCACTGAAATGTCATCAGGCAAATTTGCATTAGTCCCCAATGCCCAAGCTTTTTCAGGGCGAACAGCGGTAGTTTCAAAATGCACCACTTGTCCTGTGCCATGTACGCCGGAGTCTGTTCTGCCCGCACAAAATACTTCAATTTTTTCATTTGCCACAAAAGATAACGCTTTTTCTAATTCTTCTTGCACACTGCGCACTTTCTCTTGTCGCTGCCAGCCACAATATTGTTTTCCGTTATATTCAATGCCTAAGGCTATCTTCATTGGGAAATACTCCTAAAACGATTTCAAATTTGACCGCACTTTGCCCGAAAAGAAAAAACACCAATAACTCATCATTATTGGTGTTCTTATCACAAGCTAAAAATTAAGCACGTTTGAAGTCAAAACGTGCAAGTTTAAAATCACCAATTTTTAATCAATAAAATCAATTCATTAAACACCTGCAACATCTTTTATTTCCGAAACTTTACATATTTTTCCGAAACTAAGAAAGTTACAGGGTCGTAATAATGCCATAAAATAGGGCATAAAGACATTCGGATATTACAAAATGTTTACTAGCCCCGAATATGGAAGAAGTTGCTGAACTTCTAGATTAAATTATAGGCTGTCGAAATAGTTATATTTAACTATTTCGAAGTCTTTTGCTGAGCTTGTATCGATTTCACCACTGTCAATCTTAGCCTTGATATCTGCGATTTCTGCTTTGGCGTCAGCGTAGATTGATGGGTTGATATTTCGATTAGAGCTTGCTACGCTCATTTCAAACGGTTTACTCAGTAACTCATCAATCCCACCTTGATTAACATAAGCTTTAATGCCTTGAAATTCAAAATCACTAGTTCTTGTTTTGGCTCTTACAGCATCAAGATATTTCTCGGTCAATAGTTTGGCGAGATATTTATAAGCGTAAGCCGCATTGGCTTTAGCTTTAAGCTCTGCATCAATTTTGCCAAGTTGAGCCACATCAAATTCCGCTGCAATGTCTTGATTTTCAAGTCGATAAATTGGTGCAAGCAAGAGCACTTGTTCAACTTCGCTAGCTTGAATAGTCAAACCGTCGGTAGTCTTGATTAAAGAAATATCAGTGCCTTGAGACTTGATGCAGATTGCATTTTTATACTCATCGGGTAGCACCACAGCTGCTTGTAGCGTGTAGTCGGCGTATTTTTCAGGTTTAGCCGGCACAGTTACTCGTAATGCTTTTCCTGATTTACCTTTGATTTTATCAATCTCTGTGGTTAATTTAGCCACATCTTGACCTAGTTTGTAAACAAACGGTAAATCGTCTTTAGATAAGGTTGGCTTTGCCATTGTTGTAGTCCTCTTTTGCTTGTTGATAGATTGCTAATAGCGATAATTCGTATTCTTTTGGTGATGTTTGCGGTGCGTAAGGCTTAATTTTTACCTTGATATTAGGTCTTGAGCGTTTAACTAATCTAATGATCATCTCGCCTCCGTTACATCGTGGATAAGCGTGAATTCACCGCCTACCAGAGTTCTCACTAATCCTGGCTGACTAGTGCACTGCAAATCCCAGCTTGCAGTCTCCCACTTCGCCCCAAGCGTTTTATCGTGCGACAATGTAACCGTTACTAGATTTTCGCTTACAGTAATTTCACCCGTTTCGGTTGATAGCTTGATAATCTCGCCTTTCTTCGGCTCAATCCACATATCAAACCTACTTCCAGTCAAATCACTCTTCCGCTCGTCATCTTCTAGTATTTCAAACGTCCACCCGTCATCATCACCACGCACTGTTTCTAGTTCGATATTTTCCATATTCTCTCCCATAAAAAACCGCACTAAGATTACTCAAAGTGCGGTCGTGATTGTTTTGGATTTCTACTCTTTTACTTTACCACCAGCGAACATATAAGGGTTGACGTAACCAATATATGTTTCAGGTGTAAAATCTTCTGGTTGGGCCTTAACTAATTCATTTAATGCCCATTCATAAGGGATTTTTTCCCACCCTGGCACAGCTTGGATAGTGAAAGTATTTACAGATAAGGATTCTTTCCCTTCATCCTTTTTAGCTTTTGACACATATGATGCAATAGTGACAAATGTACTATTATTGATATAGTCAACTTGCAAGCCTGTGACTGCATGATGTTCTGACATGGCACCAGTACGAATATCTTCGATTTGTTTTGTGATGAATTTCATTTTTTTACTCCTTATTGAGACATTGTTGTTGTGTTTGATACTGCATATGCTGTAACGCAGATTTTTGGGGCGCCACCGCCAACATCAAAAAACTCTGGCGGTGTATTTTCTCCGTGGTGCGTATATAAATATCTGTGTGATTGATTAGCCTCAACTGTGAATGTTTTATGTGAATTTACGATAAAGAAAATTCTCTTGACAGGTGCGGCGGATACATTTATCCACGCTTGATAAAAATCAATAGTTTTATAAACCCTAGCAATAAACACCTCACACAAATTACCACCAACCAACTGATTGACTTCAAGCGTTCCAGTAAATTTACCAGTTACTGCTTCCAGTCTTGCGCCTTTGATTACGCCACCTTCGACAATTGCACCTTTTACTGTCCCGCCGCTTACCACTGCACCATTAACCGTTCCACCATTAACTGTTGCACCATTAACGGTGTTACCAGTAATGACACCACCAGTTATTCTTGGCGCTCTAATCTCCTGATTAGCCTGTATATGGTCGCCACGGATTGTGTTTGCAATGATACTGCCACCGTGAACCTGAGTTACTCCAGCATTTTGCCAAGGGCTTGGTTCACTTGTATATTCAGTGCACTCCTCTAGCATAGGACGAGAGGTGTAAAAATCTGCGTAAGTTTGATTTTTGGTATAACGATCTATGCGTATTACTAATAGTATTTTACCTGTTTCAGGTGCTTTAAATTTTACAAAAAGACGAGTTGCTCCTTGACCTAATCCTTTTTCAAACCAACCAGATGGTGCAGATATAAATCTAATTGGCTTGTTGTATATGTCATCTGCTCCTGCTGTTTGAGTTTCAGCAATTGCGCCTTGATAATTTCTTTCATCTGCATCATATTTTTCAATTATCAATTTACCTGCGCAATGATAGCCACCAACATAAATACTTGCCATGTACCATTTATCGGCTACAACATCAACAAACTGTCTTGCAACATCAACCCATGAACCACGTTCTGCTAGTGTGTTAAACTGTGTTTTAGTGCCACTAATTGTGATTAGTCGCCAAGCCTCATCTTTTTCACCTTTTGGATGGTAATCATTTTTGTGATAAGTACGTTCTGCCGCTTGCGTTTCTGGGCAACCGCTCCAATCACCGCCACGGTCATTGAAACTGCGCCACCCATAAGCGCCATTAGCAAAAATAGGGTTGTACAATAAATTACCACCACCACTAGATGACAACTTATCTCTCGTCACAGACCCAGCTACAACCAAATCACCACGAATACCGACTTGCCCATTTGCAACAGAAAACACTGGTTTTACATTACCGTCATTCGCATTTGCCACAATTCCGAATTTATCAGCCATAACAATGACCGAGCTTTCTTCTTGATTTGCACCAAGTGCGATGCCAGCAACAGCAGTTCTTCCACCAGCAATAGATTGTGTTTTAATTGTGTGCATCGAGCTAACTTTGCCATTAAGTCCTGCTACAGCACTACTCACCTGTGATACTGTTGATTCTGCTTTGCCAACTTTAGCGGTTAATGCGTTAATTTGTTGTGCATTCGCTTTATCACTTTGTGCTTGAGCTTGTCTTACTGCAGTAATGCCTGATAAAGCTGATTCTGCCTTAGCTGTCACAGTTTTAATTGTTTCAGCTTGTGCTTGGTCTGCTTTTTCAAGATTTTTAATTGCGGTTCCTGATGATTGAGCTTGTGCAGCTATTTGAGCTAATGCACCTGCGACAGCGGTTTGTCTTGTTTTAGCTTCTTCACCAACAGCATTATTAATATCGGCTTTAATTGAGTTAATAAGCTCTTGACCAAGTTGTGACTTAGTGATTTTACCTTCTAACGCATTTAACAAGTTATCAGGATTATGATCTGCTTCACCAAATACAGCTTCGGTGAACTCACCTTTATTCCCCTGTTTATCTACTCCTCGCAAATAAAAGTAGTAGCCTGTCGATAAAGGCACACCATTAATAACATAGTTGCTTTGAGGATATGGCAGTGTTGCCACTTTCACTGCAGCGCTTATGTCATTTGTATTGCTACGCCAAATCTCAGTACTAAACCCAGGTGTAAATGTCTTAGGTAAATCCCAATCAAGCTCAATAGCAAACAACAAGGATTTAGTAACAAATCTAGGAATATTGAGATTAATCTCAAATGAGCGTGTTACAGGATCTGACAATTGGCCACTTTGGTTTTTAGCTCTGATTTCTGCGGTATAACTTCCGTCAGGCAATCCTTCAAATGATATTTCTGGATTTTTTAAGTTTAGATATGTTTTAAAAACCTTTCCGTTGCGATATAACCGCACTTCGTAGGTTAATAAAGTATCTGTTGTGGGTACTGACCAAGTTAGTTTTATACCGTCAGCGCTATAAACCACATCAGCATTAGTGACTTTTGTTAGTCCATTGTGCATTGTTGTAACAACAGGCACAAAGCTTGCACTACCATCAACAATCGCTTCTTTTTGCGGTTCATGCTGTAGCGCAGTTATGGTATAACTTCCATCATCGTTTTCAGTAATGCCGAGAGCACGGTAAAGCTGAGTAGATACTTGCGGTGTTTTTAATACCCAATCATCCATTACATTCAAACCAACAGGATTGGTTTCTAATGTAACAACCGATTTATTTGCATTATCTACATTGATGATTTTGATTTTCACCAACTGCATTTCATCATTGAGATAACTTAAATAGCTATTACCAGTAATTTCTACAGATTGATCAAGCGTTACTGTCTTTCCGTTTATCGCTACAACTCGTCCACCAAGCGTTTTACCCGCAAAATCATTATCAGCAATTTCAATGATGTCGCCTGGCAAATGCAATAACCCTTGACGACCTACTACAAAGGTAATAGTACATTGTTCAAGACGAGATGTTTCTAATACCCATTTCCCGTATCGGTGAGCTTGCCCACGACTTGTACAGCCGTAAGCTGTAATTTTCTTAACGTTATAGCCATAGCGAGCAATCATTAAATCATCTGCAACGTACTCAACCGCCTTTTGATAGAAGTTACGTTCATCGGCATATTCAACTTCCACTGCAGTGAAAATTGTCTTTCCTGCTGCGAATTGGCGAGAGAATTTACCATCAACTACATTTGATTGAGTATATAAACAAACTGGATCTGATGTTCTGTCTTGGATAGCTGAAAACTGCGTTCCATTCCACACTGCAATAGAGCGGAAAACAGATGCCATGTCTGATAGCACGTTATAGGCATCACGCTGTTCTGTAATCCATAGATTAGATACCATTCGTGGTTCTTTGCCACCATATCCATCATCGACTAATTCATCACAGTATTTTGCAATTTGATACAGCTGAAACTTATCTAATCCATATTCACCAATTCGTTTACCTAATCCAGCTAAAGAATTAGTGACTAAGTCGTAAAAAATCCATGCGGGGTTATCCGTCCACTCTTCTTTCCAGTCACCGCGCCAAATGCCCGGAGCGTACGTTCTTGTTTCAGGATTATATGTGCTTGGTACTTTAACTAGTCTGCCATAAAGCAATAGATTCACATTAGGAAAATTTGGGTTATAGCGAGAATCCGTTTTAATACCAATTAGTGCCATGTTTGGGTATGACAGTTTGGTATCAATGATTTCTGTATAGCTGACCCAGTGAGTGCCATTCTGTAACCGCTGTGATTTACTATCGGCCGTTAATCTTTTGACTGTAATGGTAAATGGTTTAGGCGGTAAATTATCAATGATATAACTGCGATAAAAACGAGATGATGATTTACCACTAATATTTTTTACTGCTCTGGGGAGTCCATTGATTAAGATTTCAAGTGATACAGATGTTCCCTCTGTATCACCATTATCATTTTGAGAAAATAACGCACTTACACCACATGTGATTCTGAGACGTGTCACATCAGGATCAATGACAGTTCTTGTTACAGGGGTAACATTTTTAATTTCAGCGCCAACTGATACTTCACGCTCTGACATTTCAAAGCCTTGTAGCGGCATTTGATCCTGCGTGCCGAGTGTATATGCTATCTCTGTGTTTTTGAAATTGAAACTTGACTCATCATTATCATCAACACCGTTTGCATTTTGGATTGGCGTATTGTCAAAGTAAGTCGATTTCCATTTATTGGCTGGACCTTTGATTGGACCAAGAGAGATTAAACCAATAGCACGTAATCGTTGTGAAGAACGAAGGCTATCAGGTGCCTCATGTGGTGTGCGCGCTGAGCCTTGTTTTTTACCGCCCATAAATACCTCTTTAAAAGAAAACCGCCTATAAGCAGTGCCTATAACCGGTTAAATTTATTTGTGATGTTATTGATGATCGTCAAAAGTTTCTATCCCTTGGGAAACAAGTATAAGGCTGGTCATCATTTTTCCGTACAATAACGGAATAGGTCTCCCTTGTGGAGTTAAGTTACGAAGATTGCTAAATGATGTGCTTTGTTTCTTTTCACTTTCATTAGCACCACTCCCCATATCTGGCGGTCTCGTTAAAAGAGATATAGCGCCAGATATGGCAAGTGATGCTCCCATTGCTCCAGCTATCATTATCCCACCAGCTGACCAACCTGCCGGGCTCCACCACGCAACAGCAATTAATACAACCCCAACAACTACTTGAATTATACCTGCTGCTTTACCAGCACCAGTAATAACTGGCGTAAAATGTACGGAGGATTTATCATCAAGATCAATTATTGGGTTATTTTTTAATTGTTCATTGCTTATATACTTTCTACCAATTCTAACCTTGTAATACCCTTTGCTAAGATGCGATCTTAGTCCTTGAACTTGAGTGATTAATCCACTCATTAACTCTCTAAAGTTACTTACATCAAGCTCGAATGGTTCATCGCTAAATCGTTTAAGATTGCCATGAAATGTAATTTTTGCCATTCTGAATGTCTCCAAATTGAATGCGTTGAATTAAGCCAAAAACCATCATAAGGTACACGTGCAGAGAGACGACTTTCACTATGATGAACCATCATCTGATCACCTAGATACACTCCTGCGTGATTAGCGAAACTTGCACCTACTTTAATTAAAATCACATCGCCAAGCTGCGGTTCTTCATCAAAAGGAATTTTTTCAAATCCACAACGAGCCAAGCCTTCTTCATATAAATTGGAATGCTCAAACCATTCAAATTCGTAAGTGGATTGATCGGGCAATTCAATACCAGCCAACATATAACAATCAAGAATGATATTTCGGCAATCTTGTTTATTGTTTTCAAATTGACGACCAATCAGCGGTGAAATAGAACGGAACTGTTTAATGTCGTCATCCACCACAAGCCAAAAATCTAACTGTGTTCTAACCTGACATTCTCTGTCAGCAATGGATAAATATGGCAATCCTTTTTCAAAAGCAGAATCAGGGTGAGAATGCACCAGCGCTACAATGACACCACGTTCTTCAGCAAGAAGAAAATCATCTGTCGATATTTCAAAAAAATTAACAGGATCGTGTGATATGTTTTCACAAGGGATATAAGAGAAACCGTCTTTAAATACAACAAAGCCACAACATTCTTGTGGCTCTGTACTTTTAGCGTGTAACAGTATTTCTTTTTTTAACTTATCCGGAATAATCATGATCAATTCCCATACTGAGTCGTGCTTGGGAAACCGCCAAACGGTAACACCGCATTCTCGCCAAATCTCAATTTACAACCACGGATACAATGCGAGCATTTATCTTTATTACGGTCGTTCGTTGGTTTATCAAATTCATCTGCAACTGGTCCACCTGTATAACCGCATTGTGGCGAACGATATTGCCAAATACAAACATCAGATGTAATCATTAATAGCGGGATTTTTGCATTATCCGTTTCTGCAGGTGATGCCAGTTCAAAAGTAGCTTGTTTATCATCAAGGCTTTTTAATTGCTCAATGATGTAATAACTCACTGCTTCTTGTGTAGGATCTGCTTGAGCGTTTTTGCCACCTTCAAAGTTGCGAGCATCAAGAAACTGCGCATAAACCAATCTACGAGTAACTTTACCGCCAACGCCTTGTCCTAAATTAACCGCAATACCAGTAATGATTCCATATAGGTTAGATACTGTTAATGTTGGGCGAGAACTTGGGCCTTGCCCACTAATTTCAAATCCATCTGCTTTAATTGGATAGGCTTGATACTCATTCCCCTGCCACCAGATATTGGTTCGCCCTTGGTTTAAACCATTGTGGAATCGGTATAATTCACCTGCAGTATTAGAACCATTAGTCGGGGTAATATGACGTAAATCAATATCCCACAATTCAATAAGCGCACCTTGCTCTAATTCAGGCAAAAGTGCGGTCATTTTCTTAGGTAAATTTTTAGGCATTTACACTACCTCTTCGAATTCACAATTAAAGGTTGTGTGAGTCAATCCAATTTGGCGAGGGAACTTAACACAAACAACTTTAACTAATTCCCCATTTAGTGCGACGTCTTTAAAATAAAAAGCACGGACTCCACCGTGCTCTTTCATAAATTGACGAAATTCTGCTGATTGGCTATTTTTCACCTTATAGGTGACGGAATATTTTCTCAAAAGAGCATTAATTCCATCTTCCATTCGTTGCTGATAGCCATTTCCAAAATTAAGCACTTTCCGCTTTGGCTCTTCTTCAACCGTATAACCAGGCTGCGGGCACCAAGGCAATGTTTTTAAAGCCATATCATCTCCTTATCCAAGCATTCCACCTGGACGACGTTGTTTTCTTAACACTTCAAGTACATTTGCTTGGATTGCTAGTGCAAGCTCTTTGCCTTGTTCGGCTTTTTGCTCAGCAGTAACACTTTCATTTCCGTTTTTATCAATATTTATTGTTATTGATACTTCGTTATTAGTTGATGCTCCACCACCGCTAAACAATCCGTCATAACTATCAGATTTGCCACCAACATGACCGCCATTTGCAAATTTAGGGAATCTGCGTTGGTTTAAGGCGTTCATAAATCCAACACCATAATGATCAACCGTACGGGATGTCATAACAAATTCATTGTTAGATAATCGAGCCAAGATAGAATCACTTGTTCCAGTACCTTCTCCGACAACATGGCCACCCTTAGCAAAACCTACGCTAGTGATTTGAGAGATAACATTAGCACCAGCCGCTGCAACCGCTGCCATATTTGCAAATTTTTGAGCAGGAGTAAGTGCGGTTGTATCAGCCATCGCTTGTGCGACCGCTTGAGATAGTTTTACCGTAGCTTCTGCAATAGCGAACGCTTTTGATACTGCAAACATTGCTTTATAAGCTGCAGACTGCTTACCTGCTGATTGTTCAACGACTGATGTTAAAGTTCCAAACGCACTACCAAGATCATTTAATCCATTAGCATAAAGCCCCATTTGTTCTTGGAACTGGCTATTTCTGTATTTTTCAATGATTTGCTGTTTGCGTTGTTGGAATTCTTCTTCCGTGATTAACTTTTGATCGTTAAATGCTTGGAG